TGGGTATTTTACCTTTAAGATTTTCAATGTTTCGAGTAAAGATCGCTTTTGAGCCTCAGTACGCGTATCTTTAGGAGTTTTACCGTCTTTAGCAACACCTCCTACATAGCATACTCCTATAGAGTTCGCATTTTGGCCTGAACAGTGTGCTCCAGCTACACTTTCATCTCTGCCTCTGTGAACAGAGCCATCGAGCTCAATCACATAGTGGTAACCAATATCTTTCCAGTGATTACCGCTCACATGCCAATCTCGTATGGTCTCTGTTTTGACATCCTGCCCTTCAGGAGTAGCAGAGCAATGGACTATGATTTTATTTATCTTTCTCATTTAATGCTAATAATTGGTTTATTCTATTTAATATCTCATGACCCTGCTCGGTAGTTGTAGCTTGTACAATCTGTTTAACTATATCAGGTACTTCTGCGGCATGAGCCTTTTTACGTTTACTATTTTCAACTACAGATTTACCTTCAATGTATATAATAGCAACAGTGCATAGAATTGTGGCGAATGGAACTATATAGAATGATAACAGGCTCCCAAGTATATCAAACATAAGAGCAAAAAGCATCAGTCTTACATAATCACCGATTTTTGTGATTGTTCTACGAAACCCATGTGACATTAATTTTTGGCCAAGTGCTTTCGCTGTTGTTGTTCCACTCCAGAAATCTACCATACTGCTTAATACCATGAAAATCCAGCAGGCTAAAATAATACAAACTCTAATGGCTATGAAAAATATAAGCCCATCAAAGTTTTTGGCTTCAATTAGTTCTAACATCATTATATGAATTTTTCCCAGTCCAATTTGATTGCTTTCCCTATTGCGTCAGCAGTCCATCTACAAAAAATCATGCCATCGTATCCGTCTGGATCATTTGCTATTTTATAAGCAGCTCTAAGGCATGATGCTTCATCTTTTAAAGGATCCGGGTAAAGATCTGCATAATACATGTTAGCAAGATATGCAGCATCCCCATGTGTTACATGTTTAGGGATTGTTAAGCCTAAGCTTTCCATGGACTTTTTAACCTGGTTCGTAGTCCAAGAATGTTGTTGGCCACTAGCATTTACCATCATTTTGCTTACATGTTCTGCAAGAGCATCTGTAAAGTGATAGCCATGCTTTTTTACATACTCAGAATATCCTTTAGCGGACATAAGAGCGTTTGCTGCTTGCTCATAAGGCAAATCAAATTTAACCTCATGCTCACTGTGCTCATCATGATGAGTAGATATTTTGCTTTCTACTACTATGTCTTTGTGTTCCTTATCATGGCCACACTCACGGTATTTTACTATAATACATTTTAATTTACGTCCCATAGCTTTTTAATTTTCAAATTTTTTGATGAAATTTTCCATCATTTCCTGTTGTTTTTTCATAAGTTCCTCCATATTGTTGATTGATGTCTCAATCTTGCCGAAACGTTGTTCTGTTTCTTGCTTTTCCTTATACATAGGATTAAGTTCTGCAAGCAATAAAGGAGCTTTTTCAATAATGTTTTGTGCTTTAGAAGCAGAAGCTAAAACTTGTTCTGCACTTGCCTTCTGAGCTTCAACTTCACTCACTAACCCAGGTTTCTCTGTTGCCAAAACAAGATGCCCTGCATAAGTAACTGAATGATTTTCAGGAATGGTATATGTTGCCATTTTTCCATTAGCCTCTATAGTGACATCAACTACCATCTCGGTTTTACCGGTTTTCTGGTTCATTTCCAATCTAGGAAATGATACCTGAGTAGCTTTGCCTTGAATAATATCAAACTCCTGTGTATCTAGAATATATACAGGATAATTCTGTTTTATGTCTTTAAATAATATCATATAGCTTATCTTCTTAAGTTGTTAATAAAATAGGGTACTCAGAAAAGTATAAAACTTTCCTAAGTACCCTTGATTTCAATTAGGCTGCAGGCGCAGCAATAGAAACAGTCAAAGAACTATTAATAGCATAGCAATTGGATTTTCCGCATACTATTTTAATAAGCCCTTGAGTCATACCGACTTGAGTAATAACAACAGATGCAGGAAGTGTCGTTACACCTTGGAATGCAACCACAAATCGCTCATTGATTACTTGTGTTTCTGCCTGACATTTGCAAGCATTAGGAGTAACAATAGTGATTGTTGCTACAATAGGTACAAAAACCGTAGTTCCATTGAGAACTGGTGTTTCGTTCCTGTAAGTAACAGTTGCGAATGGTTGATTAGTAGAAGTTGCGCAAACGCAACGACACAATTTCTCCTTAAATGTGGCCAAGAACGAAACTTGGTTTGCCACAGGAGCAGCGGCTAAGCCTACTGGTGATAATGTAACCATAATCTTTATAGTTTAATGGTTAAACATTATTGGCCACAGCCACATCCACAGCTATTATTACAGCCGCAACCGTTACCACCAAGGCGAGATAACAACAGATTATTTTGGCGCTCTTGAGACAATTCAAACTTAAGATCTTGAATCTTCAGAGCTTGTTCATCCTTCCAGTGGTTATTCAGAGTATCAATGATACGTTGAGTGTTGTCTTGACCGGCGCGAAGAATATCGCACTTATCTTGCTGAGCCTGGAAAGCAGTAGCTGAGAAACCTTGTGTAATTGCAAAACCAAGATCGCGTTGGCCATTGCGAATCTCAGATGTGTCTTTACAGTTCTGAAGTAACAGATCAGCACGGAAATCTGCAATCTGGCGTTGAGTTTGGCAGCAGCAATTCTGTAAAGCTTGAATGATGTTGCAATCACCCAGGTTAACAGCATTGATAACACGCTCAGCAGAGAAATTAACTTGACCAGCGACTTGTTGGATAGCGGCCTGAATATCGCAGCAGCACTTCTGAAGGGTGTTGAAATCGATATTAAGGATCTGAGATAACTGGCTGATAGCAAAGCCATTACCTTGGATAGCAGATTTAATGCAATCAGCATTCTGGTTATCCTGCAATTGAGTGCGGATGGCATTAAGCTGAGCCTGAGTTTCGATACCCTGTGTAGCGGCACCGGCTCCATCTCCATTAAAGCCAAAGCCTCCATTGCGGAATAAAGCCAAGAACATGATGTACGCAAATGGATTGTTCATCCAGTTGTTCATACCTCCACTCATCATAGCGGCCATCGGGCCCCAATCATCTCTACGATTATTACCGTTTGCCATGATGGCGGCTGCAAGTGCATTGTCGTTGTTGTCACGATCGCAACAGTAGATTCTTTCTACAGGTTCCGTAATTCTGAAAAATTTAAAATTTGTTAAACAATGAAGTTGATTATATGCAGACACCTCTCTAGAAAAGGTGCAAAGCATCTATTTTAAGAAATATGAGTATAGATAATTGCCAATTGGCTAGCCTCTATATCATTTGCATCTAAAAGTTTCTCAAGGTTTGAGGTATCAAGCTTCTCCATCTCTACACCTGAATCCTCATTAAGGATCTTCTCGATAAAATCATTTACCTCTTTGTTGTAGCTTTCGATGGCAGAGGACACTTCCTTCAACTCCTCTGCAGACATAATAGACTTACCACCGGTACTCACAGAGTCATTGTGCTCTCGAGCCTTTTTTGTCAACTCATCAAAACCTTCAGGTTTTAATTTCTCAATAGCTTCCTTCACATCAGACTCATATGCCTCAGACACTGGGCGCAAACTTCTAAGGTTGTTAAGTACAATCATCTTTGAGGATGACACCATGCCGGTCAGCTTGCATCCGTTCAACACCTTGTATAATTCAATGGCTTCTTTCTTTTTCATGATCTATGTTTTTTATATTATAATTCAACTTGTAAGCCCGGTCGCATCGAAATAACACGACTGGAAAATTAATCCATCGCTACTGATACTTGATTCTCGATAGCATCGATGTATTTCAAGACCTCACCGCTTACCTGAAGAACGGTAAATGTGCTATCATTTACATTGACACTCAATCCCCCAAATCTAGTGTAGTTATAGCTTCCGATATAAACGGCTTGCTTGCTATAAACCTGTCCGTTCGCCTCAGACACCTTGTTCTCGCTCGTTATCGTAACACGGCTCTCCTTGATATCAAGAGTTTCTCCAGTACCATTGATGATTTTTGTTACGCTCTCTGTTTTTACTTCTTGTAATGTCATAATCTTTAGTTTTTAAAATGTTAATTATCAATGTTTATATATCTATAATGGAGCCTTCGTGTCAATCTCGAAGTCCCCATAATTCAAATAGTCATTATCCGACACGAACTTAACGCGGTATAGATTATTAAGGTCGTATCCGCTAATATACCCAGGCTTAGAGGACAGATCAACGCTGCCGGTTATCAATGTCTTGGTAGACCCCGCACTAAGGGTGAATGTCAATATTTGCTTATCTTGGAATACGACAGTATCATTAGACCGTAACATAAATATGACAGACACGCTTACGTTCGTGAACGTTCCGGAGGATGATCCAATATTCTTAACAGATGCCGTGTAATCTACGATAGCCGAACCATAAGTCCGTTGCTCCGCGTAAACATCAGTCCTGTACGCGCTTGTCAATACCTTAAATGACTTGGGGGCGAATGGAAGAGGAACTATGGTGCCGGAAGGATCGCCCCCTTCGGTAGACGTTTTCTTTGCCGATGACAGGAATGAATATACCTTATATGTATATCCCGACTGAGTGCCTTGAAGCGGCAAGTCAACCTGTATGGATTTGCCCGCTCCTATAGTATCTTCATATGTCTTCCATATGTAACCGCCAGTAGGATATTTCATCAGGGCGGCAAAATAGTATGAGGATAAATTGGATATGTCGGTAATATTCAGTATTGTATCATCTATCTCTGCGTCCCAATCAACGTTTATTTGTAAATATCCCGCAGTTTGATAGAATACATCAGGTATTATCGGCTCAGATAAAGGGAAATATGCGTCGTGGTTATATCCAGCATAATCGCCTAACCTAAAAGGCTCAGTTGAATTTCCTCGTGGGGGAAGATATGTCCACTGTATTCCGGAATCCATGGCTGAAAGGATATTCGCTATATTGGATGAGGGGTATGTAGGGATAGACAAGCCGCAAAATCCATCGTTTGCCTTCCACCAATTGGCAGGCCTGTTATCGCTAAAGTTGTAACGCACAGGCTTGTATTTCGCCCACTTGTTTATCTTAGCGGCGCAAGCCGCCACGCCCCCACATAACGTACCCAAATCGGTGCTTGGATAGCCAAGCGCATTACGCACATGCAGTATATGTAAATCCTTTTTTGGCAATATCAACGCTCCCATTTTACGCCGCTTTTAAATTGTTCAACTCTTCTCTTAACTCTTTCACCTCTTCTTCAAGGTCTGCTATACGCTTGTCCTTGTCGGTCATCCATGACTTTGTATGGCTGATGAACTTATCCAGCTTAATATTAAGCTCATTGATGCCATTGATTGACACTACAGTAGCCAGCGTAGCGTAATCAACGGTCAATATATCACCATAATCCGGCGTGCTAGCAGTACCTATAACCTCCGGGAATACGTTACGCACCTCTTGGGCGCTAACGCCTATCCTAGTCTTTTTATCACCTATATCAATGCGCTTATGATAGAAAGCGTACAAGTTTTTTATCTTGTCAAGAACACCAGGTACGTTCATGCCTCGTTCTTTTAAGCGCATATCCGAACCATTGGTGTAGTTACCTGCTACGTACATATTTCCAGATGGAGAGAATGAGCCTTTATTATTGTTTGTTCCTCCAAAACAGAAATATACAATATTATCACCATGCTGCGACAAATAGAAATTGTTTGTACCTCCTTGTAACCCAAATGCAGCCCATGTAGCTTTTACTGTTACGTTATTAGTAACAATACCACCATTCCAAGACGGCCCCTGTGGCCCAGTCGGCCCCTGTGGCCCAGTCGGCCCCTGTGGGCCGGTAGCACCTTTAGGCCCCTGTGGCCCGGTAGCTCCTTGCGGCCCCCGGATGTTCCTCGTGGTCGGAGTAGTCGTTGACGTGCTGTTTATCCAGCTAATGTTACCGCTCGTATCAACCAATGGATACCAGTATTTAAATGGAGCTGGAGCGTTCCCTGTGGCGTAAGCGACTACATCACCATTCATGCGTAAGTTTTTAGTACCTATCATATCACCAGATGAGTTCATATAGAATTCTGCATCAGTTCCATTTGCAGTTCTGTCTTTATCAAACATAAAGAACCCAAACCGATGACTTGTATCTGTACCTTGTAAGGCCCCAAGGTTAAACACACGACCAGTGTATGATTTCCATCGATATAATGGGAAATAATTCGATGTTGAGCTAGTGGCGGAATCTACCGTTATAGAGCCATCTGTTTTGCCCATTATCCAACCTCCATTTACACCGGATAAATACAATTGTTTCCACCTAGCTGAACTTGTACCTATACTATAAGTGTTGTTAGCTCTAGGATAGATATTGTTACTGTTGATATCTGTTTTTATAATAAAAATACTATTGTTCCAATATCCTATTTCCGATCCTACAGCATCTCCAGCTTCAGTTCCAGCGTAAAAGCTATATCCTGAAGTCCCTTTGTAGCCAAACCGTATAATATTGGCGTCATAGGCATTTATATTAAGCTGGCCACTTTCTAATGAAGTTAATAAATATATGCCATTTTTGTATATAGTAAAAGTGTTGTTAGTCGAATAGATATTGTCGACATTTTCTAAGCTACCGTAAATGTTAGCCGTTCCATCAAACGACCTTCCCCAAATAGTTCGGGCCGTCATTAGCTTCGTGGCGCTTGAGGCGTTTCCGATTAATGATCCTTCAAAAATAGATGCTGTTATATGGGAATCTTCAGCATAATTCCCATTATTATCGGATTTTGACAAGGCTATTGGCTCTACATAGTATTCATGACCGGCACTTGTACTTCCAACATTAGTTCTAGCATAGTAAGTATTTATACTGTTTATTCCAGCACTGCAATATATTCTATAAGTAGCTGTTCCCCCTCTTAGCCAAAACACGATAATGGGTTTGTTATTTCCCCGAACTTCTACTTTTTTCAATAAACTGGCATATGGTTGTAGATTGCATAATGTAGTAAAAAAGTTCGGATTGCCATCCCAAGACCCTATTCTGCCAATACCTACGTAATTAATACTACTAGTTTTATTACTATGGTTGCCATCCCAATTAGGATTTGATGTTGAACCTAACGATTTACCTACACCTATTGTATATGGGACTCCAGTTGTAGTGGCTGCAACTTCCAATACTACAGGATAGAATGTGTTATAATCATTTGTTACCGTTATTTCCCTAGACCTAGCAGTACTAGAATGATACCAATCAATCGTTGTATTATATAAATTACCCCTATGGTACCCATCTAATAGATCAGCATTTAAATTTTTACATGTCGTTTTAGATGTAACTTCTATTGGTGCAGTTCCATTAGCAACTGTGGAAATTAATTTACCTGTGTATCTAATCTCCCCTTCACTAGTAATAATTAATTTATCTCTATTATCAGTTCCAGTATTTAAATATATGTTACTACCATATATATATGTACTACCATTATTTTTGCTTACACCAGCACCAAGTAATAAATTATTATTGTAATTATATAATAAAATATCAGTAGCATTACCAGTAGTTGAAATCGATTTAATAGCTTTGTTATTGGCTATGTTTAGAACACCATTTACTGTTAAATCACCAGTTATCGTGTCACCTGACTTCTTGACATACCTACCATCGAGCGTAGCAGCATAATTAGCAGTGGTCAACGCCGTTAAATCCTTGGTAAACGTTATTATCTTCTTGTCAGAGCTGAGCGTGGCGTTCGTAAGTACATTGCCATTTCCAGTCACCGATATCCCCCCGATAGTACCGGTTCCAGATACGGATATAGTGCCATCAGATGAGATGGATATACCAGACCCGATCTTCACTGCCCCAAGTGAGTTTGTACCAGCGATTGGCAATACAATATCTCCTGAGCCTGTAGCATAAGCGACTACATCACCATTCATGCGTAAGTTTTTAGTACCTATCATATCACCAGATGAGTTCATATAGAATTCTGCATCAGTTCCATTTGCAGTTCTGTCTTTATCAAACATAAAGAACCCAAACCGATGACTTGTATCTGTACCTTGTAAGGCCCCAAGGTTAAACACACGACCAGTGTATGATTTCCATCGATATAATGGGAAATAATTCGATGTTGAGCTAGTGGCGGAATCTACCGTTATAGAGCCATCTGTTTTGCCCATTATCCAACCTCCATTTACACCGGATAAATACAATTGTTTCCACCTAGCTGAACTTGTACCTATACTATAAGTGTTGTTAGCTCTAGGATAGATATTGTTACTGTTGATATCTGTTTTTATAATAAAAATACTATTGTTCCAATATCCTATTTCCGATCCTACAGCATCTCCAGCTTCAGTTCCAGCGTAAAAGCTATATCCTGAAGTCCCTTTGTAGCCAAACCGTATAATATTGGCGTCATAGGCATTTATATTAAGCTGGCCACTTTCTAATGAAGTTAATAAATATATGCCATTTTTGTATATAGTAAAAGTGTTGTTAGTCGAATAGATATTGTCGACATTTTCTAAGCTACCGTAAATGTTAGCCGTTCCATCAAACGACCTTCCCCAAATAGTTCGGGCCGTCATTAGCTTCGTGGCGCTTGAGGCGTTTCCGATTAATGATCCTTCAAAAATAGATGCTGTTATATGGGAATCTTCAGCATAATTCCCATTATTATCGGATTTTGACAAGGCTATTGGCTCTACATAGTATTCATGACCGGCACTTGTACTTCCAACATTAGTTCTAGCATAGTAAGTATTTATACTGTTTATTCCAGCACTGCAATATATTCTATAAGTAGCTGTTCCCCCTCTTAGCCAAAACACGATAATGGGTTTGTTATTTCCCCGAACTTCTACTTTTTTCAATAAACTGGCATATGGTTGTAGATTGCATAATGTAGTAAAAAAGTTCGGATTGCCATCCCAAGACCCTATTCTGCCAATACCTACGTAATTAATACTACTAGTTTTATTACTATGGTTGCCATCCCAATTAGGATTTGATGTTGAACCTAACGATTTACCTACACCTATTGTATATGGGACTCCAGTTGTAGTGGCTGCAACTTCCAATACTACAGGATAGAATGTGTTATAATCATTTGTTACCGTTATTTCCCTAGACCTAGCAGTACTAGAATGATACCAATCAATCGTTGTATTATATAAATTACCCCTATGGTACCCATCTAATAGATCAGCATTTAAATTTTTACATGTCGTTTTAGATGTAACTTCTATTGGTGCAGTTCCATTAGCAACTGTGGAAATTAATTTACCTGTGTATCTAATCTCCCCTTCACTAGTAATAATTAATTTATCTCTATTATCAGTTCCAGTATTTAAATATATGTTACTACCATATATATATGTACTACCATTATTTTTGCTTACACCAGCACCAAGTAATAAATTATTATTGTAATTATATAATAAAATATCAGTAGCATTACCAGTAGTTGAAATCGATTTAATAGCTTTGTTATTGGCTATGTTTAGAACACCATTTACTGTTAAATCACCAGTTATCGTGTCACCTGACTTCTTGACATACTTACTGTCTAGTGTAGATATAGGCAAATGGCTAATGTCTATCTTCTTGCTTGTGTCGGCCTTGGCAAGCTCCGTCCACATAGCAGCAATGTCCAATCCACCTACTATATTGTCATCTACACTCAGCGTTCCATCCGTAGCTATATTAAGGCCGTTCCCGACCTTGACCATGCCTAACGCCCCGGTACCGGCTATAGGGCTTACTATATCATAATTACCGGTTGCGTAGGCGACTACATCACCAGTCGCTAAGACATTATCACTGGCGTCCACCTTGACATAATGGCTAGCGTCCTTATAATTGAGGTATAGGTTGGACAGCACGGCGTTCGTCCCGGTCATCCCGTTAATCGAGTTCCCGCCCGAGAAACGGACCCATTGCGCCGATTTATCCTTGGCCACGTCAAACGTCTTGTCGCTGTTAAGGTGTATGAGGCCGTTGATGCTTGGCACGCCTGTCATTGCTCCTGTAGCTATTCCGCTGGAGTTGAGTTTCTGCCCCCACCACGTGGCGGCGTATAGCTTGTCTCCTTCCAGTACAGTGCCCTTGGCGTTACCGAATTTCACGGCGAACTGGTTCTGCGTGTCCTCCGTGTTAGGTTGGTTCAATAATTGCAAACCCGTTCCAGCATAATAGATCTTGCCCTTGCCACCGAAATCAGGATCCAGCGATAATAGGCCGGTGGCAGAATCAATGATGAGCCCACTATCCTCTTTTATCATAACAGCGCCCAACATGTCATATCCTGCGTGGGGGAGTATGATGTCATGATCAGAGGTAGCGTAAGCCACGATGTCTCCTATTGATAATATGTGCTTAGCATTCTTAGGAATAAGATAACTATTATCTGGATCTGTATCAACATAGTTCCAATATCTATCAGCTAACTTATTGATAGAAAGCTTCATAGCTTCACCGTATCCTAAGTCTAATGCTAGATAACCGACTTCTGGTAAAGCATCATTTACATATTCATTTAACTCTCTAATTAATTTACCAGCAAATTCTGCTTGTACTGATACTTGAACAGTTCTTGTATACTGCGCTATTACATCCTTGCCAAACATCAAGGGACTGCTCTTTTCATATAATAGCGCGTTATTAAAAGTCGTTCCAGATTCAGAAGGGCCGTTCAATATATTTGCTATCTTAGTAACTACAGTGTCTGTCTCAAACTCTGCGTCAATTGCTGCAACATCACCATAGTCTTCCCAATCTACATCGACTGAGAATGATAAAGCTCTGTATACTTTTCCATCACTTGTTATATTTATGTTATCGCACATACGAACAAGCCTTAATGCATCACACATAAATTCTGGTGCATTAAAAGTCATGTTGTATACTTTAGAGCTGGTTTGCTTTTCTATAAACTTATAACCATCTCTTTCAGTAAGTTCTTCTTCAAAAGGATATGAAGGTTTACCTATTTTAGTGCTAAGATAGCATACAAACTTAAACCCTGAAGTGTAATCTATATGACCACCTTTAAAATAAAGATTGTCGTTATCCCAGTACTCAAGTTTTATATAACAACTTATGTTAGAAACTACTGTAAATACCTCTGAATACCAGGTTTTAGTACCTTGCTTTAATACTATATAGTGTCTGCCCTCGCTTAGTTTTGGGGATATTGTGCTATTCCCCTTATGCATCACTATGCTATAAGCGTTGTTATCATCGTCTGTATGATTAGTAACCTGTATATCGAGTTTGCCAGTTAAATCTACAGATTTATTACTATTAAGACTCTTTACTACTATACTGGTAACATTTCCTAATGAGCCTGGAGACACGAATTGAAAGGGAAGAATGCTATTATCCGGAGCTATAAGACCCCAGATACTACCATACACGTATGACTTGCGATGATTCTGTTGATCAATAGAATCATACCAAGCTAATATGTTAAAATTATTGTTAGGTGACATTGTACAGCAGCTTTTTATTATTGCGAATATATGTATATAATACGAAAGAAAAAATTAATTTAACTGTTTTTAATAAAAACTATACTTTATTTAGGCTTACTTAATATGGTTACTTCAGCTTGTTTAGATATTAAGTCTATAAGCATTTCAGATATATAGCCGATCCCTAAATCTGTTTTGATCGCACTATATAAATCAGGTATAGTATTTAATATGGAAAATTTTACTTCCTGTGATACACACGCCTTAACACTTATAACTTCAAGTGATGCTAATTCAGAATAGCTTATATTGTCTCCTGGCATATCAAGCATATAAAACTTTATTAAATAAAACCACGATAGATACCCATTCTGTAAATTAAGCGAATATAATAAGCCACTATCGCTTGAAGTCAATTCAAATTTAATAAGTGGTAGCTCCCAATTAGAGCCTACTTTTTTAGCAGCCATGAGAGCGAAACCATCCATCGAGAAATCGGATGGGCTTAAAAGCATATAATCAATATCAGATGTGAAATTACTTACTGATACATCTTCGTTAAGACTCTTATCTACATAAGTTGATTTTACATCTATGCTAGTACCCTTAAATGCATCAGTCACTGTGTCCATCCAGCTAAATTCATACCTAGATGCCAATTCCTGTTTCACATATGACACCTCGGTTTGTTTATACCCTACATGTTTTAAATTACGTGGATCTGTCATAGTTGTAAGATCATACTGCACAACTTGATTACCCCCAGTTACATATGTGCGCCCATTATTATACCAAGAAACGTGCTCTATTATAAACTTACCATTTTCTATATGCCAATAACATCTAAAGCATTGTTCGAGCATATCCATTATACTTTTCAATGACAAAGTAGCTCTTTGGGCTGCTTGATCATACTCTCCTTTTAGTATATTAGATTTGGGCGTAATAAATAATGTAAATGTATCATATACAATAGGGTTGGGGCTTCCATATAAAAATTTACTATATTCTTCAGTAGCTTCATGCGATATGCCAGGTGCTATTTTAGATAATAAAGCTTTTATTACATCTGATAATTTGAATGCATCTTTAAGCTTATATTTTTTTCTGGTAGATGTATCGATACTATCATACGCCATAGAATATATATACCATATAGAAGCATTACTCCATGAATTGCGGCATATAGGAAGTGGAGAACTAAGCCCAGTAGATAATGGTATAAACGCACTAGTGAAATAATCTCCATTATCGTTTATGCCAAATCTGGTTGGTTGCTTTGACGTTCTAGATGTTGCTACTATAGTATTTGAAGATCTTAAACCTATTACTTTTTTGTAATTACTACTATTATTAGCTATGTCTTCAAGTGGTATATCATATGTATTTTTGACATTTCCAGAAGTTATTTCGATAGAATCAACATCACATAACAGCCTTTGGTATATGCTATGAGCCATAGCATATTTAGGTTTAAATGCTACTGTTCCAGATTGAGTGCCGTTTGAGCTATCCCATTTATAGAAATTAATTTCATTACCTATATAAAAAGGAGTCGTGCTATCAAATAATGGTTCCCAAAATTCGCCTTCTAGTTTTATGATGTTAGTAACTGGTTCAGACCTATATATAGCAACATTTGATGTGTTATATAAATAGTATCTACCCTTTTTGTCATCGTCTTTCTTATACTGCAAATAGTACAGATTCTCATTGCGTATTTTACCAGATACACCATCAGGGTTAACTGCAGCATATACACCATTCACTCCAGATGCTACGCCTGTTATACTTACTTCTGATATCCCACCATAAGGCTCAAAATAATATTTTTCCATCAACTCCTTGGCATCGCTTACTATCTCGTTCACGTCTTGCTCCCAGTATGTTCCACCTACGAAGTTAGTTACAGTAGAGCTACCAGCTATATATACCTGTATACATGCCCGTTTATATAGATAAAGAGGTGTAATGACTGGTGGTATCTCTAGGAGCTCATATTCATTCTCATAATTATCAACAATGCTAGAATAGCTATCGATTGGATAAATTTTTGGCTCACACATCTTAAAACTAACATCAAATTTACAATCAGTTTTACTAAAGGTGCCTCTGAAAAATTCTCTCTTTTTGCCTGATACTTCTTCTTCAATTATGAATGTAAACTTTGTGTTAATATTCGAATTATATATTAACTCAAAATTCTGGCCAAAAAACTGTATTTTGCCTTCAAGTGTTTCTCTGAAAAACCTTTTGCCATTTTCAAATGCATACTTCTTTTTCAGATTCTTAAAATGAGGTGATACTTCAGTTATATCATACCCGGTAACCGTATCGCGCCTTATCTTGAATATATACTTATTTACTTTCATGAGCGTATAATTTTAGTTAGATTACCATTTCTTATAATAGTTCTACCTTGGCCATCTACAAATATCTTTTCGCCATTCTGCTTTATTATCTTATCAAGACTACTTTCGATTTTGTGCAGATCAGCATTTGACTGATTTATGAATATATCAGCATCGGCATCTCTATTAAAAGCGTTGGCATATTTATCTTCAAATATCCCTTTGTTTAAGCTATTAATAACGTCTGGTAATATCTTACGATATTTCCTTGTCTTATTCTTGTTAATGATAGCAAGGGCTTCTCCACCTTCAGCTTTCATCCTGTGTTTCTTTTTATTCTTTACACCTAAGTCAATATCATTGCCAGATGCATGGGATCCTCCTTCCAAAAACTCGAGACCACCTTCACCATACTCATCTGATTGACTTGCTGTTACTTGCTTAGCTTTAACTTTAGCTGTAGCGAATGAAGTCCACATTGTAGCTATAGCAGCTAATGCAAGTGCTGGGCCAACAATAGGGATTGAAGAAAATGAGCTCCATAAATTAGCGGATGCAGTAATAAGTGAAGATGCCTGAGTAATGCTATTCAATGATTCTTGACGTCTTTGAGCTGCTTCGAGCATTTTTTGCTTTTCTTGTTGATTTTTCTTTTCTTGTTCAAGCTCTTTTCTAGCGGTTGCTACATTATTAGCATAGCCATTATTACGAGCCTCAATTTCAGCATCATAGGCTTTTTGCGCGGCTTCTACTCTAGCCTCAGCTGCTTCTACAATCTGCTTAGACATTTCAACCTCAGCATCAACAATGGATTGAAGTTGTTCTATTACTATGTTTACTGCATCTTTTAAAGCATCAACTTGATCATCATCAAAACCGAGTTTCTCAAGCAGAGTGCCACCTAAACCTTTTTTACCGATATTCTTAATAAAATCATTGAGCTCTGACAATTCACGATCTATGCCTTTAACAGTAGCTTTGGCAGCATCAATCTGAGCTTGACTCCAATCTAATCCACCAGCCTCTGCTAAACGTATTTGTTCTTGCCATCTAGCTTTTTCTTGCTCAAGTTTAAATCGGGCTATCTCAGTTTCGCTGCGCTTAACTTCGTTAAATATAGCTTCATCGAGAGCTTGTTGCTCATCAAAACTTGACATGCTAAAACTACCAACAGCAATAGCTTTTTGTTTATCGAAAGATGCGTTTATAGCGCTTGTAGGTTGCCTTTTAGCTTCTGGCAACTGAGCATTCTTAAGTAATGCTATTTGTCTTTCAACATCTAATCGTTTTAAAGAATTGCTGAGTTCTTCATAAGAGCCTTTTTTAGATACTTCGCCTTCTAACTCTAATAACTCTAACAGCTGTTCAGCTTTTTGTATTTCTACATCTATATTAAGCAAATCTAGGCTTAAAGTTAAGCCTTTTTGCTTATTCTCTATAGCATTTTCTATATCCTCTAATGCTTTAATAGCCGTTTCTTTTTGGCTTTCTGTAAGCTCTTTATATTTTTCATCTTGACCTTTTAATATTTTTTGGATTCTGGCGTATTTGTCATTTAAATCAGCTATTTCTTGATTAAATGACGCGAACGCTTCAGCTCTGCGCTTCTTATTTTCATCTCTCTCTATCTCCGTGCGACTCTTTTGATATGCTTTTTCAGCTGCTAAAGCAAGAGTATTCAATCTATCATCAGCATCTCTCGGTGTGCGTTTTTTATCTTTTTTATGAGATTCTTCTAAACCGATTTCTTTAAATAGAGCATCTGCTTGATCTTCATAAAATTTCCATACATTAAAATAACTTTCAACTTCTTGCTCAAGAGATTTTGCGTCTTTTTGTAGGCTTTCTACATTTCTCTGCCTTTGCTTTTTTAACCTAGTTTCAAGTGACAAATCAGAATCTGGCCCAGAGATGCCACCCCATAAGGCTTTAAAATAATTCATAGTTTTATCGAAAAAGCCGTATTCACGCACTTTCTCTGCCTCGGCCTTATTCTCTGCAGCTAATAATTTTTGATATTGCTGAGATACAATATTCAGTGCAGCTTCTGCTTTAGCTCTTGCTTTATACGCAGCTACAACAGATTCTGTGTTTTCTACGAAAGCATTATTAGCGTCATTTATGTTATCTATGGTGATTCCTAGTTTGCCAAATTCCTTTTCATTATCCTTAATCCACTGTGTTTGTGCTTTTACGTTATCCCCTAAATCTCTCCAATTTTCAGATAACCTTCTTAGTACAGCTATTTGCTGACCGTACGCACCAGTTGAACCTTTTCCTAATTCACTGTTTAAATCTTCTAATGCATCTTCAAAAGATTTTGCTGCATCTCTACCTGCTAATGTTTTATCAATCCATGTGATAATTTCTTTACCATACATAGAAAACACGGTAAGTAGCACAACAAGTGCAGTATTCCAGCCAAACAAAGCTTTAACTATTGAACCTGTTACACTTATCTGCTTTTTTCCTTCTGCAGCTAATAGCTCATTTTGTCTTCTTAGTCTTTTAATTTCATCGACCACCACAGGTATATTATTCGATATACCTAAGAAAAAAGTATTAAGTGATACAGCTGCAGCAGGTAATTCTCGTACTACTTGAGAAATAGAAATACCTAAACCATCCCATGTTTTTTGGTAATGACCTACAGATAATCTATAATTACCTGTTGCTTCTTGCAATTTTATCATCTGTTGATAAATTGCATTTGTCTCGGTTTCAAGTTTTTTACCAGAGTCAGCAGCTTCTCTTTCAGCTGCAGACATCTGGTTAAGTCGTATTTTATTCAGCGCATATTGAGCTGAAAGCCTATTATAAGAGCCTTCTGCAGAATTAGCGATTGTGGCTTGTAGTTGAGCAATTTGATTTGCCTCTCGTATCTGGGTTGAATAGAGTTTAAGCTGCTTGTTTTCTTCTGATTGGGCATAGGCAAGTTTCTCTTGAGCCTGAGTTAATGGGTCTACTGTAGCTTTCTGCTGTTTTCTAGCAGAAGTAAGTTCAGCAATCTTAGCTTTCAACTCGATTAATCTTTTGCCTTCATCAGATTGCAAGTAAGCTAGTCTCTGCTCCGCTTTTTCTACTTCAGATAAAGTTTGGATATGAGGTTTCATTTGGTCATCAAGAGCCTTAATCTGATTTTTCAAATTAAGAATATCGTTGAGCAATTGCTGCCCCATTTCACTATCTGCCCTTTCAGCTGCAGTTAAAGATTTATATAATTCGACTGTCTGCTTCAAATCAGACTTAAGACGATCATAAGAAGATATAGCTTGCTGTATATAGCGCTGCTGTTCTACAGTTGCTTTATTAGCATCTGAAGTTTGTGCTTTGAGCCAAGCAATTTGCCTACCCGTATCAGATAAAGCTAATTTAAGCTCATTTTGAGCTCTTTCAAGCCTTGATGTAGATACTGTTGCTTCATCAATAGCCTTACGCCCTTCACTTGTGGCTCCGCTAGCTGATTTGAGTGAGTGTACAATCCTATCGGCTCCTGCTCTAATAGCATTCACCATTGTCTCATATGACTGGTTGAGCTCGCCGAGTTGCTTGACAAGTTTTTCAATCGAGTCATCTGGCTCAATTATATCGCTATATTTTATTTTATCATCTTCAGCCATGATTATCTCATTTTATGCCGTTTAACACTCTTACTTTCTGCCTCTAATTGCTGTTTTATATTATCAACAGCATTATAGAATTGAAGTACTGTCATTTTTTTAGCATCCATGTTTGTCTTTTGGGCTATTAAAAGACAAGTACTTTCAAATTGCTTATCATATTTTATTTCAACAGATTCACTCCCAATATACGATTTTGGGGAATGCATATTAAGCATTACTATATCTATGGTTTCTATTTGCTCAGAATTATCTGTGCCATTTATCATAGAATCTAATACAAAAAGTGTTCTCTGCTTCAACTTATCATATGCATCTTTTTCCTTTGGATTTACAAAATCTCCCGGAAAGTACATTTCAAGTTCGGTTGTTACTTTTTTTTTAAGCCAAACTAAAAAGTCTATAATCTTTGAATGCTTTATTTCTTTAAGTTTAGCCAATACATTTTTAAGCCCATCGTCTGATAAGTCATTAACCTCTTCACCATCTATGCTATGAATAAGAGCTGCAAAAGCTAAGTATTTAGGTGAAATTTCGCTATTCACCATATACATGTTTTGCCTCATATTCTGCAACTCTTGCAAAGCTTTTTTAGCATTATTGCTTTTAATAAACTTAGCAATACGGGCTATATGGGCATCAATGTCATCAACATCTGAGCCGATTCCAGAGTCTATAAGCAAATACTTATTGTATTTCTGGAAATTTATGATAGGCATCTCATCTATGCTATCATAAACCCTCACTGTTTTCTTATTTACTGTAAGATTCTTCATAATAAAATTCGCGTTATAGGGGTTGACACTATAGGGATAAATATAATACTCATCTCGTTAAAGATAATAGCGAGAATAATAGCGAGAATAAGCGACGTCCAAAAACTTAAGCAAAAATCGCACTCGAATAATTGAGAGATAAGCTTAGGGGCCTCGGCGACTATTTTGTCGCGTATGCCAAGCCTTTCAGCGAATAAAATAGCAAATGCAGCTGATGAAGATATGTATATCAAAGCCGAAAGCATTGTTATAAAATATACCGTTGACATAATTCTCTAGTTGTTAAAGTAAATTCAATCCGTATTCCTGCATAAGGGTACATAAAGAATTGTTTATCAATATCTTGTATGCCCTCTCCTTTATAAGCATAGTTATTATAGACTTTCTCTATCGAATAACCTTTGTATATATTCTCAAAGCGCTCGTATATATCATCTATAGTAAGCTTACCTGTTGTGGTAATAAGACCTGGAGTAGTTAATACCCGCATGATCTCATCTTTTACTTCTTCTGTATGCATAACCGTTTCATCTTCATAAATACTACTAAGGTCATACCAGAATATAATAGCCCCACTGAAAGTATATTGAGGTAATGATTGAACTACTTCAGTAATCCTTTGTGGGTCATAGATATCAAACCATGAAAAGTTACCGAAGTTGTCGTTCGGTAAAAGTGATACATACTCTCCGTTGCCATTGTATACTGCTGGATATACAAATTTATTACCATCTGGCCTATGCTCTACGAGTTTATAAGCCCTGCCAAATGCGTAATTAAGCCACTTAAGCTTATTCATAAGTGACTTTTGCATATCCTGTAATATCTTGTCAAGCAATACAGGATCTTTTTTAAACCGTATTTGCACTGAATTTTCTTTCATTTCCTTATTGCTCGTTTTAATCGTTTTGTTAATTCTTTTCTTACATGTGAGCGGATTATTCTCGTAAAGTTTTTATCTGTTAAACGAAAAATCTCTTCACCATATTTCTCAATGAGCTCAGGAGTTTTTTCGTCACTAGCAGTCACGTAAAAACCTTCTGAATCAAATACTACAAACATAGATTTGTGAAAATCACCTGTATCTCGCAATGTGACTCTTGTAGTAGGTTGCCCTTTTCTCTTTTTTATCTGTATAGTTTTAGGTTTATATGGCATATAGCTCATTATCTTTTCACCTCTACCGTTAATACCGCGACGATACAGCTGATCATCCGCTATGGCTGATACTATCACGTCTTCTTTATCACGTATAATATCCTCCAATAGCATAGGCAAGCTATCTTTAAAGTTTCGTAACCTATACTCCAGATTACGAAGTGTCGCGTTGTATCGTTTTACAGCCATATTTACACAATTCTATATTTTATACCATTATTTTTGCATGGTAAACACACTCTGTCAATCCCAGAAGTACTTAGCTTAATAGCCTTAAAAGCTATATCTAGCTGATAGCTTAAACCTGACTTTTTCATAGAAGAAGAGTCGCCATCCACTTCGTATAATATATCGGGCCTAGAAGCATTGATTGAATGCCTGTTTGTTCTCACATTAGAGTTGTACGCGAATTCACGCAACATATCTATTGCTACCTGCTTAGCTATGACATCTTGAAACATCATTCTCTGCTCAACTATAAAGTCTGTAATATCACAGCTTACAGTAACTTCTAAATTCAACCCATAGTTATTATCATATGTATATTGATTATTCTCAACATCCCATAGATGTAAACTCTCATCTTCTATGTCTGTAAGCTCTTCATTCACATAAAATGGGTGAATCTCGAGGTATTTAGACCATGCCATCCAAGCGAGCAATTCTCTACGTGAGCATGACCCGCATGGCTCTTTTGACCAGTCTTTATTTTTTCTAATAGCTTGACTTCCTTCTGGAAGCTCAGATTGAGAATAGCATAAATACCAACTTCCTCCTGCATCAATGTCTTCACTTTGATACGGTAAATAGAGGTCATCGATAGTAAACCATTCAGCACTATTATCTCGTGTCTTTGTCAGTTTTATAGTTCTGATCGGCTCATATATACTTGAATGCATAAGATACAAAGTATATTCTCCAGCTTTAGTGAACTGAAGACATATCTTGTTTATTTTTGTAGTTACACCTTTTGCCCGTATAGGTACAATCTCGAAGCCGACTAAGTTTTTCTTATTCTTTACAGTATCTACTAATCTACCTGTCCCATCAAACAGAGTACGACTTTCGCATAATGGCTTGTTTGTTCCTTCTGCTGTTTTTTCATTACAGTATCTAGTAATAGCTTTTTGAATACTTGCTTTTGTTTTACCCTCAAGCCATTCTGAGAATGGATTAGTCTCTACCCAATATTCAGAGTTATAAGGAGGTACAAGTTGTTTCTGCTCGTCTCTATTTGTTTCACATATTAGCTTATATGTTTTGCCCTTATAGGCTACTATATTTCCTTTGCTAAATTCCTTATTCTCATACTCTGGAAAAGTAATATTTTTAAAATCCGGAGCAATACATGACATATTCTGCAAAGTCAGCAAAGGATGAATCTGCTGAAAATATAGGCCACTTTCACTCACGGTTAAAGCATCAGATATTTTTAGGTCTGATGTGTCATAATTCTGCTCCCACCCAATAAGATGTAACAGCTTTTCTTGTATATCACAGGCTCTAACCATAATTCTTAATTTAAATGAAAAATAGGAGGCCACTATCGCCAGTGGCTCAGTGTACCTCCTACCAAAGCTAATAACAACCTAACGATCTGCTATCGATTTATCATCCCCCAGCACCCACAGCTTTAGTGTTTACAGGGCTGTCTTCAGAGTTGACAACAACGACAGGCTTAGCGTAAACTGCATTTTCGCTTGATATATTGAATGACAGAATAGGACTTGCCAATGTAGTAGGTGAGCTGTTATATGCTGTCAAGAAGGCTACATCGACAGCAAAGCCATAGTGCTCTTTGCGAGTGCGATTCATATCAGCGGTAGCAGCCCCCGCAATAGCACTGTAGTCACCTACAGAATCATAGAAGTATGTGCCAACAGGCATGTTTAACAAAGGCAGAGTAGCGATACCCCACTCATGGCCATCACCGGAAACAGTTCCGAGCAAGCAATCACGCTCGAAACGGGTCAACATTCCAAGAGAGCCAGCATTTACAGCATAACCTTGAGCATACTTACCTCCAGCAGCTGCAATGTTGTTTGTCAGGTGAACAATCTTTGTACCAAACTCATTTTGCTTGTTCACATCGTTATAAAGGCCATGTTGCTGTAACTTACGCATGATAGACTCAACGCCAGGATCACCGACAATATGCAACTGACCATAGAAGTCATTTGCTCCCATCATAACTTCAAGGTCACCAAATACGTTTTCACGCTCAGTCCACTTTGCATTGATGGCATTAGCAGACCAGTCATACAGCAGCGGATTTTTCAAAACCTGTGTTTTGTTGGCTGCGAGAGCAGCAAGAGCAGCTTCATCAAGCTTTTTCGCAAAAGCATAGATGTACTTCATCATCTTGGTCTCAAAGTCCTTCTGAATGCCAATTTCGTTGTTCATGTACATTGCCGGAGCAATAGTAAATCCCCACGCATAAGTGGCAAATGTGATTTGAACCATCTTAGAAGTGTTTTCACTGTCGGCGATTGTCAAGGTGCGAGTACTACCGATAGTAATATCAGCATCGTAGTCAATTACCGGAGTTTCCAGCGTGTTACCGATGGAGGTCCTTGCTTTTTGCTTCAGTTCCTCAGTGAGGATGCCAGTAGGGTCTTCAGACTGCACCATAAAAGCATTTAGCGCACCGTACCTACTGGGGCGATATTCAAACTTATCAAAGTTAGAATTCGCACGGATGTTCTGGATACGTGTTAAAACTAGACTCATAACTTTTAAAGTTTTTTAATTGTTAATACTTACGCTATTGCGGTGCATTACCCTTTTACGCCTCATAGCATTTTTTATTCTTTATACTTTTTCGTATGTTTTCTCGAAAATATCAGGCTTACATGGATAAAACTCACCATTTACACCTTTAATGATATAATCACCTACACTTGCTCGCATTGTGCCTTCTAAAGTTTCAATAGGGACATAAGGATTATTTTTATCCTCATAATTTACATGCGCTCCTCCCATAAACTCAGAAAGCTCACAAATTCTTTCAGCTGTGTCTTCAAATTGAATTGCTTCAATTATTACTGGTTTCTTTTTATACTTCATAACTTATTTTTTATCTAATAGGTAAACTTGCCACATTGTTTTCAGTTCTCAGCTGCATTGACTGGTCTGAGAATTCTTGCGAGTCACGGGTCAAACCATTTGCAAGCAGATGTGCCTCGATAGCTTTATCAGCCTCAACTTGGCTCTTAATGCCTGACAAATCAAGTGTCCCACCTGTTCCGCCTGAGCCAGATCCAAAGCCTCCTGTTCCACCACCTGTCTGCTGACGGCCTGTGTCGACCACATCTTTAAGCGATGTCTCCATTACAAGTTCCTGCAATGTATAAGGATTAAGGTTGTTCTTCGGGTTGTTAAGGATATTGCCATCCGCACCACGAATAACAAGCTTCTTTCCTCCTTGGTCATCTTCTACAAACTCAGGAGTGCCTTTTGCAAGGACTTCTGCTTTTGCAGCATTGAGCAGTGTCTTCTGAATCGGCTCAGTGATACCGCTCTTAAACTTAAGACCTGCTGTAGCAGCTTGAAAAGCATAATCTACATGCGTGTCCTTAATAGTTTTATCAAACTCTGCCTTTTTGGTATTGAACTCAGTTTCCTTTGTCTGAAGCTGAGTTTGAAGCTGAGTTACTTGAGCTTTAGCATCTTTCAGCTGTTGCTTCAAAGTTTCATCACCAGCTCCTTTTTCAAGTTTAGACTGGAGCTCTGCGACCTGTGCCTGAGCAGCAGTAAGCTGAGTTTGAATTGTTTTCGCAGACTCTGCTTTAGTTTTGTACTCACCGAGCACACGTTTAGCATAGTCATAACTCTTTTCACCGTCTTTCTTTTTAATACCTGTGATATTAAGAATATCAGTATCATATTGACCATGCAATGCACCAATCTTAGTGCCTATAACGGTGTTCTCATCATTTCTTGACATTTCAGCAATCGCATTCAGCTGGTTATCTGTAAGACCTGCTAAATCTGAGCTCTGTCGTAGCATCTCAATTGTTAACATACAGCTTTGTTTTTATAGTTGATTACTTTTGTACTAACTCTGCAGCATCTCCATATGGGTCATGCAAGACTGCCATAATGGTATAGCCAAGACCTTTATATGCTTTCTTGAAAAGCTGCCATTCTGCAAATGTGAACATCTGAGTAAATGCCGGTGACTCTTCTTTACCTGTCATTGGGTTAAACCTACGGCCACGCACAATTGACAGATGCACCATTTTTTCAGTGCCAGGCTTAATAACGTATTCATTTTTAGTAGTTGAAGTAGCTTCTTTTTGCTTTTCTTCAATAATATCATCAACATCCACTAGGAAAAGAACTACCTCATCAAGCTCTTCCTGTAAATCACTTGTCCAAGTTTTTCCACCTTTAGCCTTAGCAGCTTCTAGTTCTACTTTACGCTCTACAGCCTTTTTCTTGTAAGACTTAATATCTTCAAGACTGAGCGCCTGTAATTGCTGAAGTTCCAATTTCTGTAACATATTCCAAAAGTTTTTTACTTATAATATCTATTTTTTCTCTCATTGGCTTATTTGAAGCAAACTCAATTATGTTAATATTCTCACGCTCAAATTTTTCAACTAAAGTACTAAAATTTATTTTAAGCTTTACTAGATTTTCATTTAATAACTCTTTTTCATACAATTTTAACACTTCATCCAATGTTTTATGTGGATACGGCTCCAATTGCTTTAAGATAAGCATTCTCTGAAGTACTAAAGGATTATTGCGATATTCAACTTCAAGAATTTGTTGCGATATAGCATCTAGTTCAGAGTTAGACGCACCATTTTCCTTTGCTTGTTTATACTTAGAGTATAGCTCTGTTACTGTGAAAACATAAAACTCTGTACCCCAGCTTACAGAAGATGATATGAAAGCATCTCCATATCTGAGTTTGCAAATAGTATCTTCAACAAACTTCTGTGCCGATTCAAAGTTGGTCTTTAATGCGTTGAGAACTGAAGTTTTGCTTTCAAAGTTAGCAGTTACTTGAGTCTCGTTGATAGCTTCTTTTTCGCTTACAGTCCCACCCGAACCAACAACAGAAATTACGATTTCATTTTTAAGCCTTACACATTCATTGACATTATAGTCAAGTGAATCTTTATCAATAGTAGTTATCTGAACAGGATTACGCATATCTGCGACACCTTCAGATTGATTTGGCACGGGAACTTCTAAGAATGAACCAGGGCCAGCTATACGCTTTTCGCTACAGCAAGGACATTTTTCGACTGTTCCATTGTTGAGAATCTTGTACTCACCTTTCGCGTTACGTAGAAAACCTCCGTCACAGTAATCACCAGTCTCATTATTTTCAAAGTTACAATCAGCCTCATAGGCACTATATATAGGATAAGGTGCGTACAAGTCTAAATGTTGCTTTGAAATGGAGAAGAACAAATACCAATCAAGGTTTGACAGCTCTTTTGTGATTGGATTTTTCTTAAGATCTTTGTTTTTCTCGTTAAGTTGTATTGACCAAAAGAATCGAGCCGGGCAATATTTTAAATCATGCTTTGCCTCTGAAATAAGAGACTGAATTTCATTCTTCTCATTTAGCTGATATACTCTTATAAAAGTATCATCGAATACAGCTATTCGGTTTTCTGGCTGTTTGAAAATAAGCCACTCAAACTGATTTTCATCAAGTTTAGAAGTCTGATAATCAATTACTGCATCAATCTCAAGCCAATAAAAATAAGGTTCAGGCCGAGCGGATGATTGTATTTGAGGAAGGTCTACTACCAAAATACTATTTGGCGATACCTGCATTCTTTTCCATCCAATTGTTTTCCATATTTCTGGCTCATTGAGGTTATTCTTTTTATATTGAGACCAGTCCTCTGCAAGCTCTGAGTCTGTAAACTGATATGAACTTGATGAGTTACGGCTATAGAAAACTCTTTCAAGTTCTCTATAGACGTCCTCAACTACAGCAGGTGTAGGCAACGGAAATTTGAACAGATGAAGGAATATGTTGAATTTATCCTTCGGAAGCAACTGTCTTACCCAATCAAGGAATATGGTCGTAGGTTGGTTAATATCAGATACAGCAACATTCGTCTCAGTATGAAACCTAAGACGGCGCTGCATGTTTACAGCTTTCTGAATAGTCTGACGTTTAGTCGGCTTTTGCAGAATTTGCTTTATCTGATTTAACTCTAAGGCCATTTTCTTCGTCGTAAATATAATTACTATCTTTAGGTAATTCCCATCCACCGTTTAATGCCGCACCCATGTCAAGTAAACGTTCTGCGTGTTGAATGCCAAATTCTTGTGTCATACCATACTTGGGCACGGTCAATGTTACTGTTTGTTCTTTTTTCTTTCTCATGGCTGAATTTTTTTATACACTGCCTCCTCCTGCTGAAGGAGCATTAACCCAATCAGTAAGAGGATTGAAGTCAAGTGATTCACGCTTAATAATATAGAATTTGTCACTCCAGTTAGGATTGAATGACCATTCAATGGTATTGCTATCCGGCTCTTCAAAACCGCCAAGCTTTTTGTCACCAACAAAGAACTTGCCAATAGGAATTGGGAAGTACGCTGTAGGCTCATCCTGGTCATCTACCAAACAGCCGATGTTGCCATTTTCATCAATCAGCCAAACGCCAATCTCTTCACACATGTACTGTTTCAACTGCGCAATTGTCTTCTGACTTTCCTGATAGATAGTGGCAGAGAATGTTGTCGGCTCACGGCCGATTGTAATCTCAATACCTCCAAGTGTTTGATTACCTCCGCCGAATGTACGAGCTGCACCAGGCTCAGAAGTAGGCCCTTGGATATACGGAGAAACTGTCATTTTAGATCCATCCGCAGCAGAAAACATGGTAGAAAACGATGCTTTCTTAGTCGGGTTAGTGACAGAGTTCTTCGTTCCAGCTGTCTTATAGATACGCTGAAATGCAACTTTTTGAACTTGCCCCATACTCTCCTTGCATTCAGCAATCTCAAGGTCGGCGATATGAGCACCGGCAGGGCATCCACAGTTTAATCCCATAATTTATTTATGTTTTAATGTTAATACTACCGAGCAGTTACCCCTTAACTTGCATCGAATTACCTGTATTTGCTTCGAATTGACTTCTCCACGGCGTAAAGATACTAAATTTATTTATAAGTCATATAGTATTTAACATTTTTTATAGAGGTATTTTTTATCTCATATTCTCGCATTATATTCATTCAAAGCTTATGTTTTAATCATCTTTATATAGCCAAAAGCCTAGAAATTGCGAGAATAATGCGAGAATATGAATTTACCATTAATTTCTCAATGAGATCTTCTTTCTCCCGGCTTTCCTGTTACGCATCTCTACTACTCCAGTTAATGCATCTGGCGCATCATCGTGGGTGGCTCTTCTCTTATTATCTTTACGATAAGTAGTGATAGCGTTGTAAAACTCACGCCATTTTTTGTCCCACCTCTCTGGGAACGCCACGTCTGAGTTGACAAGAGCTGAATTTGAAAAAATACGCGCTGCTTTATTCTTCGTCTGTGTAAATGTGTTTATCGCCGTTTTGAAATTATGCAAAGTGGCTCTTGTAATGCGCTTTACGTTTCTAGCAAACTGCCTACCACCATTGTTAGACTCTATAAGACATTCAGATATGCTGTTTTCTGTAAGCATTTTGGCCAACATCACTTCAGTCTTCTCCATAGGTAGCTGCGTATATAACACATCAATTACATATAGCATCTCTGGTGTATTTATGAAGCATATCGCACACAGATAGTCAGACCCAGTGTCAGCTGTATCAACATAACACCACCTTTGGTTAGCTTTAGAGCCCGATGGCAATTCTATATTTTGATATGTTTTGAACTCATGGTACATAAGGCCCTCAGTAGGAATTGGGTTCTGCATATACTGGGTCTCAAATACTACTGGGTTAATCTCTCGTAGTTTATATAGTTCATCAAGATTGTGTTTCATCGGCCAAAGAGCATATTCTTCTCCTGTCTCAGGGTTTGTTTGTATAACAGGGAGTGATAAAACAGTCCATGCATCGGGCTCGATTTCTTGCAAATAACCACAAAGGTCATGCTCGTGCAGCCTTTGCATTATTATAATGATAGGCGTCCTACGTGAGTTGACACGGTTACGAATTGTATTTTCGAAGCGCTGGTTTATGCGCTCACGGACAAGGTCAGACGCAGCATCCTCTGGCTTTATCGGATCATCAATCATGATCGCGCCTTGAAACACGTTGGATTTTGCACCGATCATAGACAACACCTCATTTGTGTGGTCATCAAAAACAAATATATCATTGCCTCCGTCCATCTTATCTATTTCTTCATCTACAACTCCTGCACCAAAACCTGTAACCTGACCTTGCGTTGATACAGCATAGAGCTCTCCGCCTGATTTAGTTTTCCATCTTTTAGCTGAGCCTTTATCAGACGCAAGAGCTGAATTAGGAAAGAGCGTTTTATACAGTTCTTCGCTCATTATATTGCGTATAGTATCTGAATTGTCATTCACAAGTATATCTGAATAAGATAGATGTAAAAATCTACACCGTGGGTTTAAAGCAAATGCCCACGAGATAAATGATTTGATAACAAGCTCTGTTTTACCATAGCGAGGTGCGATATTGATGATTAATCTGGTAATTTTGCCATCTACTACATCTTGCAAGGCACCAAATATCTTCTTATGGTGCTCAGCTACAATGAATGAGCGCTTATATTGGGCTTTGAACATCAGTTTAGTGTACTTTTCAAATGACGTCAGAGCCTCAAGACGTAACATTTCCACAGGATTTACAGTTCCGGGCTTTGTGGCATCTAGTGCTGTTTCTTGCATTTCTTTAAGTGACTTCATTGCTATATTTTACTTTATTAAGTTTTCACGTATAATCAGATACGCTTCACGACTCACAGGCACATTGGGAATAATACCTGTTTGGAGCTGTTGCTGTTCAGGTAGATTAAGCTGCATTTGACCTTTTCCAAATACACGGTCCCAAAGCTTCTCAACTGTTTCTATATTACCAAGTTTTGCATCATCTTGCAAACGTTTTATAACTGTCTTGATAACAATTGGTATCTTTTTATTACTATATAGAGCTGCCAACTGTGCTTCATTACATGTTAGCAAACAAGCCAATAAATTAGCAGTGTCTTGCTTTGTAAGCTGAATACTTAAGTTGATATTAAGGCTAGTAAGAAGCTTTGTTATCTCAGGTCTTGATGCTCCTTGTAACTGAAGTGCTGAGCGTATAGCTGATGAGTATGAGCCTTTGCCCGAGTTGTGGCGTTCTGCTAGCTCAGTTGCTTTAAGTGGCTCTACAGTCTGGGCCTCAAGCGCCTCTATAGCCTCAACTCGTTTTTGTTGCTCTGCAATACGTTTGGCTTGGAGCTCAGTTTGGCCATCTGGTATTTCTTCCACACCGAGTTCTTCTGCTAACGATTGGCGTTTTTCTTGTTTGGCTTGAAGGTTTTTAAGCTTTTGCTTTTCAAGATATTTAATACGAGCCAATTCTTTTGCGTCTTGCTTTGCCTTAATACGTGTGGCCTCTTGTTCTACAAGCTTGGATGTGTCCGGATTAGACATTCCAGGAACTACTGGGCGTGATGGCAGTATATCTGCTAATTTCTGTGCTATTTTATCTGTTTTCATATTGATTATTATATTCTTGTTGTTTATTAAGTATAGTCTCTGCTCTTTCTTTTGCTTCAGATTGTGAGAGCATTTTTGCTTTTGCACGATTACTTTCTGGTAAATTTATTATATCATATTTTTCATACGACCATATATATCCACCGGCTGTTTTTATACGTTCATTACAGCACATGCATATGTTGCTTGCGCATATTCCTGAGCTTCTTGCGGCTTCGCTTATAGAACTGTATTCTTCTACAAATAACCCTGAATTTATATCATATTGGTATACAGCTTTAGCTTTTCTACCTCTTGCTCCTTTCTTTAATAGCTCTATATGTAATGCAGCGCTTCTACTTACATTTTCTATCAACTCATTGTGTAAAGTAAAAGCATACGGCTTTTCATCATTGCTAACTAAAAGCAAAAAATTATATCCATAAGGATAATAAGTCATATTGCTTTTTATCAATTCATATTTATTTTTTAAAAGCTCACATTTGCTATTCTTGAATACGCTTTTTACTTCAACAGTTATATATTCACTATTTATAAGCGACTGTCTTAAATCTACACTTTCTACTTTTGGGCTAAGTATTCTTTTTACAAGTGATATTAAGCCCTTGCGCACGGTCCAATCTAAAGTATGACAGACAATAATCTTACTATCATATTCAAATTCTACAATAAATATAGCCCATTCGGCTAAAAGGGAGTCTATGCTCCCAACTAAATCTACCTGTATACCTTCTATGTTTACCATACTATAGTTTATTATTATTGTTATAGCTTTATGCTGCAAATATAATAAATTATAGTGTGGTATAAAAATTCTCGCAATTATTTTTTATGTTAAATTCTAGATTGGCAAAAATTTTCTATTCTCGTGGAAATAATTGCATTCTCGCATAAACAATAAACGATGTAAACTATGATTTCCTTCCTTTTCTGAGAGACTTCTGTCTTGAATTTTTATAGATTATATTCTTTAATTCTATTTATTCTATCTAACAACTCATTCAGAAGATTTATAGTTCTTATTGTTTACTTGTTTATAGTATATCTAATCTATTGAAAATCAATCACTTATCGAGAAACAATCGATTGTTTATTTTGTTTCTCTTGTTTACAGCCTTTTTGCGAGAATGCCTGAATAACAGATTTTGCGAATTTTTGATTTGGTGGCAATTTGCGAGAATGATTTGAAGCCAAAAAATTTTTTCTGATAATGAACATGGCTCTGTATACTATATATAAGGGGCACCCAGGCACTGCGGCAGGGGGCCTAATTTTCACACGGGCAAAATTCTCAAAATATAAAAATTTATTTGGTTAAAAAGCATTAAGCCTATCAGCCTCATTCGTTAATTATGGTTTAATTCGTTAAAGTTCTATAAGATGACTACCTGTTAACAACTCTTAACTAAAATAACTTTCAGGTTCCAAACCAC